GTTAAATTGATTGACTTTGAATTTAACGGACATTTTAACACTATGCCTTATAAACTATTTAAAAAGAAATATAAATGAAAAAAACAATAATAATAGCGGTTGTAGCTTTGATTAGCTCCTGCAACAAAAAAGAAGACAAGCCATGTAATTGTGGGGTTATTCAATCTGATAATGTACAAAACTATTCAGTTGTTATTCAAAACGAATGCAGCGGTAACAATAAAGAATTTACGTTACAACAAGGGGATTGGATGAATGCGCATGTAGGTAATAATTATTGTATAACAAACAGCGGCAAATGGTAAAGGCTTCCCTAAAACAACTTTCAGACCTCCAACACGTTTACGCTTGTTCACGTACTAAGATGCCTACTGATTACGTTGTTAGAACTAAGTATATTGATACAACTGCAAACGGCTTAACAAAATGTGTAATTGATTACATTAATTTTAGTGGCGGTCAAGCTGAACGAATATCTAATACTGGTCGCTATATTGATGAATCGAGAATAGTAACCGATGTACTTGGAAACCGAAAAAAGATAGGTAGTGGAAAATATATTAAAGGAACTGGCACTAATGGAACTGCTGATATATCGGCAACTTTTAAAGGTAAATCCATAAAGATTGAAATTAAAATGAAAGATAAGCAGTCCGAAGCGCAAAAGGAATATCAACAGGCTATTGAGCGTGCTGGTGGTATTTATTTTATTTGTCACAATTTTGATGAGTTCTTAGAGAAATTTAATACATTTGTTAATCAATAAGGAACAACTGATAGTCATAGCAGCAACAAGCCGAATGTTAATTGGATTGACTGCAAAGCTATGTAACCATCGGGACATCCAACATGATCTATTCCAAGAGTTTCTTTTATACCTTTGCGAGAAACCCGAAGAGTTTTTATTTGACAAAGTTAATCGGGGACAATTTATAGCGTACTGCTCAAATGTTTTAAAAGGGATGAATTCGGATAGGCATCGGGCAAATAAATTAATCAATACAAAGAATCCATTAGTTGAAAGGCACAATGATTTTGAAGTAAATTTTGATATGTCAGAGGAATGTTATAATTTTGAAATCGATATGAAGTTTGAACGAACTGTTAAATTTGCTAGAGAGCAACCGAATAAAGCAGAAATACTATTTAAGTCGGTGGTTACATCAACAAGAGAGATAGCAAGCGAACTTGGAATTAATCAAAGGAAATTGATCTACGAGAATAATAAATTTAAATCAGAAATAAAAAATAAAATAAAATGAACGAAACCCTATTAAAACACAAAGATTTTATCTATGCAGTTGCAATGGATTTAATTAGTCCTAACAAGTCAAACGATATTGTAAAGGAAGTATTGGAAGCGTATAACTCTATTGATGCAACTGCAGAAGTCCTATCTGAATGTGCAACTTGCCAAAATATCTACAAAGATACTTTTAAAATTATACTAGCGTATATTAATCAAAGTGAGGAAGTTAAACCTAAAAGTAAAAAGTAATGCCATTCAAAGCAAAATATACATTTGATTATGAAACCGAGCCAAACCCAAAGGAACGATTAAGAGTTGGTAAGGAATGCGAAAAGAACTTAAAACTAAATGTTAAAAAATATAAACCGATTGAAAGGCAAATACTTTATACCAATAACATTTTAATGATTTCAATTACTTATGAGGGAATACATATTAATGAGGGGATTGCCGCACCAACCGTTCAGGATTAATTATTTTTATTCGGCAATATTGAAAAAGACATTTATTTATATAATGAATTAATGCAAGACGAATACGAACACATAAATTTTTGGAATGAAGACAGAAAAAATAGCAATAAGTAAAATTAAATTAAATCCAAACAATCCTCGTTTAATTAAGGATGACAAGTTTGCTAAATTAGTTCAGTCGATAAAAGACTTTCCAGAGATGTTAGAAATACGACCGATAGTTGTAAATGACGACATGATTATATTGGGCGGAAATATGCGATTTAAGGCCTGCAAAGAAGCTGGGTTAAAGGAAGTATCGATTATAAAAGTAAGTGGTTTATCTGAGGAGAAACAAAGGGAATTTTTGATTAAAGACAATGTAAGTGGTGGCGAGTGGGATTGGCAATTATTAAATGATTGGGATGCTTTGGAATTGGAAAGTTGGGGTTTGGATTTGCCCGCTGAATTTGTTACTGAGTTGGAAGCTGAGGAGGATGATTTTGAAGCACCCGAAGGCGGTATTGAAACGGATATTGTTTTGGGTGATTTGTTTGAGATAGGCGAACACCGATTATTGTGTGGGGATTCCACGGATAGTGATGCGGTTGCAAGGTTGATGGATGGACAGAAAGCGGACATTGCATTTACATCACCCCCATATAATGCGGGAAAAAATGTGCGTGGCAACTTTTACGAAAATGACAATGATGATAAAAGTAATGATGATTATGTCAAATTTTTGTATGATTTCACGATTAACACATTGAACAATTCAACATATTCATTTGTCAATTTGCAACTTTTGGAGAGCAACAAACACGCATTAATTGAATATCAATACCAATTAAAAGAACAAATTAAAGATGTTTTAATTTGGAACAAATCGCAATACCCACCACACATAAACAAAGGAACATTTGGTTGTAAATGGGAATATGTGTTTGCGTTATGTTATGAATCAAAATCGCGCGGATTTCCATGCAAATGGCAAGGTAAATTTTCAAATGTAATTGAAACAGAAAATGCAAGTGGTAATGAATTTGCAGACATTCACAAAGCAACATTCCCAATATCGTTTCCATCATGGGTAATTAGTAAAATGGATTTTGCAAAAAGCGTGTTGGATGTATTTATGGGAACGGGAACAACAATGGTTGCATCCCACCAATTAAAACGCAAATGTTATGGAATGGAATTAGACCCAAAATATTGTCAAGTAATAATTGACAGAATGATTAAACTTGAACCAACAATTAAGATTAAAAGAAACGGAATAGATTATGCCAAGTAGCGACGGACACAAAAACTTAATACCTTATACAAAGGGGCAAACAGGCAACCCAAACGGCAGACCTCGTAAATTCGTTTGTCAATTAAAAGACATGGGTTATAACAAACAGGATATAAACCAAACCATCGAGAACATGATGGCTATGACTTTGAACGAGTTAGCCGATATATTTAAAGATGAACACGCTACTATTTTAGAACGTACTATTGCAAATGCTATGCGTAAAAGTTTAGAGAAAGGAACTTTATATTCTTTAGAAACTTTAATCAGTAGGGTGCATGGTGTACCGAGCCAAACGATTAATCAATTAATAACCGAGAAACCTATCTTTAACGGAATAGATATTAATGTTACAACGAACGACAGCCCAAGCGAAGATATCTAAACTCAATAAACGAGTTCGGGTAGTTAGGGGCGGAACTTCTGCAAGTAAAACATTTACAATAGTTCCTTTCCTTATTGATTATGCTGTTAAGAATCCACTTGCCGAAATATCAATAGTTGCTGAAACTATCCCACATTTAAAGAGAGGAGCCTTGCGTGACTTTCTTAAAATCATGGATATGATAGGAATGTATGAGCCTGAGAACTTTAACAAGTCATCTTTAGTTTATACGTTTAGTAATGGTGCTTATATTGAATTTTTTAGTGCGGATGCAGAAAGTAAATTAAGAGGTGCTAGGCGTGATGTGCTATTTGTAAATGAGTGCAATAATATAACGTGGGAAGCATACTATCAATTAGCAATTAGAACAAGACGCTTTATTTATTTAGATTATAACCCTGTTTCTGAATTTTGGGTTGATACCGAATTAATTAATGATAGTGATACCGACTTTGTTGTTTTAACTTACAAAGATAATGAAGCGTTGGATTTATCAATAGTTAAAGAAATTGAGAAAGCAAAGGAGAAAGCACTAACATCAACTTACTGGGCTAATTGGTGGAGCGTTTATGGCTTAGGGAATATAGGTAGTTTACAAGGCACCGTCTTTGAAAATTGGGCGCAATGTGATAGCGTTCCAAATGAAGCCGAGTTTATAGCTTATGGAATGGACTTTGGTTTTACAAATGATCCATCTACATTAATTGCAGTTTATAGATACAACGGTGAACTTTACATAAACGAATTGATATATCAAACTAAATTAACAAACAGCGATTTAATAACTAGGTTAAAAGAATTGGGAATAAAGTCACATGAAATGATAGTGGCAGATAGTGCCGAGCCTAAAAGCATCGAGGATTTAAGACGGGCGCAATTTAGAATTGAGGGTGCTAAAAAAGGAGCGGATAGTATTCGTAATTCAATAGATACTTTACAAGCGTTTAAATTGAATGTAACGAAG